ATCGTCGAAAGCGACGTCCTGCAAACCCTTCACCTCAGGCGGCTGCGCGCCAAGCCATGCAACGTGGCGCAGTCCCGTGATGTTGCCCACGGCATCGCAATAGAACGCGGCCGAGCGCTTCTTGAACTTGCCCGCCTGGCGAGCTTCGTGAAACTTGGGATCCACCTGTTTTTCGCGCGCCAGCAGCTTATCGCCATCCACCATCAGGCCATCGATCCAGCCATACGCGGGCTTGTCGTCCGCCGGGTGGCCAATGGTTTCCGGCGCTTCATGGTAAGTCGGGTCGTAGCCGCGCGCCACGCGATGCAGATCCGCCGGCGTGATATTGCCCTTGCCGGCCGCCGTGTAATCGCCAGCGCGGAATATCTCGATCCACGGGCGCGGCGCTTCGGCGTGCGTCTGGCTGCTAGCGGTCTGGGTCGGGGTTGTCACTGCTGCCACCCTATCGGGCCGCATCCCCGGCCCGTGAGTTACATGAAACACTTGCGATAAATGAAACAGTTCTCAAAATCTCAAGCCGTTCCAGCCTGGCGGACGCGCGAATTCGGCGAGCACTGGCAGCCGTTCCAGGCCGCCTTCATCGCTGCCTTTGGGCGCGTCTTCCGGCAGCACCGGGATCACGGAGCATCGGCAGTTGAAGCCGTTGGGCGGGTAGATCCGCATCCACACCGGATCGATGGCCCGCGCGCAAAACCCGTCCAAAGCCGCATGGGCAGGCCTCACGCGCAAATCGCCCGCTGTCCAGTACTGCCAATAGGGCAGCGCGTCCAGCATGCCAGGCTCGCGCATCTGCTCAAGCCTGCCGGCGCTGTAAGCTTTGCCCGCATTGGTCTGAAACACCGTATCCAGCTCGAACGCCGCCAGCTTATCCACGCCGGCTTCCGTGGTTAGCTCGTCAACCGCATTATGGAAATCGTCGCGCGTGCCGCCCTTCGCCAGGATCTCGCCCAGCGCGTCGCGTATCTTCGCGATCAACCTTTCATCGCCGATGCCGGCCACGGTGAATGCATCGCGCCGGTATTGATTGGTGAGCCCGTCGAATAGATCGCGCGTCACCGGCGTCAGTGTGCGCAGATAGTCGATCGCGCCAGTTGGCGGCAAGTTGAAGCTGAAGCCCACGCCAAGCGTATCGCCCGCGATGGCCGGCGCGGCATCGTCTTCGGCGAAGGTGCTATGCCCGTGGCCCATCTGCGTTGAGAGCCGCATGGGCCGCTTCACGCGGCCTACGGCATATTTCGCCACATGGAGCCGCCCCAGCAGGTTTGCGCCGGCCAGGTTGCGCGCCAGCAGATCCCCGAGCTGCACCTGGGCATCTTCGTGTGTGGGTTCAGACGGCAAACGCGCTCCCGTTCACTTCTTCACTGCTCTCGCGGCGGCACAGCCGTAGCCGCAATCTGCCGCACCCGTTGTCTGAATATGCCCCGCGCATCTTTCTGCATCGCGCCGAATAACTTGTCGTACTGCTCCATCTCAGAACGCATGGCCGCCTCAGCCTCGCGCTCGGCAAACGTCGATGTGGTGGTATCGCGCAGCGCCACGGCCGGCGCGGTCACATTCGGCACCAGCACCTGATCTTCGGTCTCTTTCCCAGCCAGCGGCCGGTCGTAGCGGTCGGAGACATATCCAGCGGTGAATTGCTTGCCCATGCGCTGCAAGCCGCTATCGATGGTGAGCGCCAGCTCCAGATCCTCAGCCTCTTCCAAATCGAACTGCCAGCGTGGCATGGGCGCATTCGGCCCAAAGTTCCACATCACCAGCGGTCGCACGAGCTGGTCGTTGATAACACTCTGCAAACTGCGGCACAGCTCCACGCTGCGCTGGTCGAGAGTGTCCGCGTGCGTATCGCCCTGGGCTTTGGATCCCGTGCCACCCTCGTTGCCGAAGCTGGTGAGCGTTTCGCCCAACACTTTGCGGATGATCGAGTACTGCATCGTTTGGAAAAAATTCTCGTAGACCTTCGGATCCTGCGCTCTCGCGATCTTCAGCAGCTCCTCGTGGACCACCATCCCCTTTGGCACCGCGATAGCCACGCGCTCAACCAGCGCCTGCGCAATTTCGACGGCCTTTTTCTTCTCGCTCTCGTTGTCGGCGTCGTTGTATTCCACCACGGCCGTGCCGGGCCCCTTCTCGGCGAACCGCATCCAGATCGCCTGGATGTTCCGCTTGAACCAGCTCGGCCAGAAGACGCTCTTGATCAGGGACCGCCCCATGCGGTTGCGGCTCCGCTTGCGATAGCTGTAGATAAGGAACTTCTGTTCGGGCATCAGCGCGCCGTCACTCGCCCAGGGAGAATCGAGCAGCCGCAACTGGCCAACCTGCGGATAGAAGCGGTTGCCGAAGAGAAACAATTCCTGCGGGCAATCGCTGATGTCTACCAGCGAAGCCTGGCCCATGGAAGTATCGAAGATCATCTCCTGAACGCTGAAGCCGTAGCCGGGCGCGTCCAGAATACAGTCGAGCACCGCATGGAAGTCGAGCTTGTCCAACTCACCCTCGACGAATGTCTTCACCTCGTCCGCCAACGCGGATTCGTCGCCCTTGGCCGGCAACACGCTCCTGTCGCGTTCCAGCACGCTCAGGCGCAGCGTGTCCAAAGCGTTGGACACGTCCTCGTCTTTGTCCTCGATCTCGCGATAGTAGGCCATGGTCTGCGGCAGGTTGTAGGTCATGCTTGACCAAATGTCGGTGGGGTTGCGCGTGCCGCCGAATGCCAGCGTATTGCGATAAAGCGAGAGCTGCTGCATGTAGAGGCTGTCGGACGAGATCATCTCGCCCTTGGGGGGCATCGGCGGAACGGCAAGCAATCTGGGGTCGGCCATCACAAGTATCCTTTCAGCAGCGCGGACGCGGTCGCCGTGTCGGGCACGCCGTAATCCAATGCGTAGACTTCGTCGCCGGCCAGGTCCGCCAGCGCTTTGGCCCAAAATGCGTCCGCGTGTGCATACAGCTTCTTCTTCACGCCGCCGGCCACGGCCGTGTCCACCTCAATGCGCGGCGCGTCGAACGTGACGCCCGTGGACGTGGCCTGGCGCTTGATAGCCATCAGCTCCGCGCGGATCTGCGGATCGTATGGGATACGGCTGCGCTGCTGCTCCAGGCGCTTGCGGATGCGGATGGCCAGGTCGGTCTTCATTTTCACGCCGTTGTCATTGGTGCCGGCGAAGCTAACGCCCAGCAGCCTGCCCTGGTTCTCAAGGTTCAGCAGGTCGAAGAGGCCCACACCCATGCCGGTTTTGTCGATGGCGCTGCGCGATGTCATGCGGACAATTGGATTCAGCTTCTTGCATTGCTCCGGGAAGCTGATAGCGTGCAGCTTTACGATTGCGCGCGTCCAGGCCACGTCGCCGATCCGCTCGTCTAGCCACAGGCAGGTTGCGTCATGATCGCGGCCAACGTCGATGCCGCCAAACAGCGGCCCGCGCGGCCTGAAGTCTGGAGGCAGATCGATTGTAGCGCCGGCGTCTTCGCACGCCGCAATCAAGTCCAGAGTCAGCCACGAACCGCTTGCCTTGAGGAACACGCAGCAGAATTCCTGATTCCAGGTGTCCACATCGTTCAGCCCGCGCCGCATCCCTTCAATGTCGATGGGGCAGCCCTCGGCCACGGCGCGATGTACATCCACCCAGTGCCCGCTCCATCCGTTCCTCTTCACCGGCAGCTCGGCCGGCGCAACGCCCATATCAAGGCCCAGATCGCGGGCAATGTCGTAGAATTTTCCCTGCTCGCCGTTGGAAGTACTCAGCACTTCAAGCGAGTTGCCCAGCGCCACCTGACGGAAGACGGCCGCGAAAATGGCGTAGCTGTCTTCATGATGCGCAAATTCATCCAGCACCGCGTCGCCGGGATAGCCGCGAGCCGTGCGCGGATTGGCGGGCAGCGCGATGATGCGGCTGCCATTGGGAAACGTGATCTTGCTCTGGATCGCCTCGATCCGGCCCAGCGCGTCCACAAAGTCTTCATTGGCGATCGACTGCGCCGTGCCGCCCATAAGCTGGCAAAGCTTGGCGCAGGTCTCCACAAACTCGACAGACTGCGCCTTCGACGCGGAAAGAACGGTAGTGGTTCGCCCCAGATGCCGCATTGAGATCTCCACGCGCCGGTAGGCTGTGGCGAAGCTGTAGCCGATGCGGGCCGACTTCACCGCGCACTTGAAGCGCGTGTCGTCGTCTATACAGCGCTGCTGGTAGGGCCGCATCTGCAATACGGCCGGCATTGCGACTTCGCGATCGAGAACCTCAATCATGAGCAGGTACCGCTAATGGCGGCAAACCAAATGTGCGCTCGCGCAGCAGGTTGATATCGTCCAACGTGAATTGACCTGATCCGGCTTTCCGGGTGGCCTGGTCGAGATTCTCGCGTGCGCTTTTCTCGCGATCTTCCAGCAGCTTCAGCCGCCGCATGTCCACATCCACGCGCTTGGCCTGCAGGTCTACGCGCTGCAAGCGGCTTAGGGTGAGCGATAGCTGGCTCATGCCGTCGAGAAACTTCACCTGATCTTCGGGCCCAACCTGACGCATCAGCGCGAATGCCTGGTCGCGCGCGGCGTTCATCACCGCGGCGTTCGTTCCAGCCACATCTTTGCCGGCAAGCGCCTCAACCCACACCCGCGTCTTCGCGGACTCAGCCATCACCTGGCTGCGCACCTGGGCCACGCGCAAGTCGAACCAGCGTTGCAACGTCGATTTGGGCAGGCGCAGCGCGGGGAAGAGATTCAGCGCGTCGGTATCCACTTCCACCCAGTCGATGAAGCCGCCGCCGTCCTTTTCCCAGTCAGCGCTGTAAGGCCGAGCCGATTGCTCCTCGATCTCAACCCACGTCCGGCCATGCTGATACAGCGTCTGGATCGCGTCCTGCGCGGCTTTCGGCAGGCGGTCGATCTTGAGCGGCAGATTCGTTTTGCGCTTTTCGCCGGTGCGCGGCCGCTTTCCGTTTGCCATGGCCGCCCCCTCAGTCGAAGAGCACTTCGTCGGTGTCTTTGCGGCGCGTAACCAGGGCCACGCCCTGGGCCGTGAGCATGATCTGCTCAGCCACAGTGCGCTCCTTGGCCTCGCTGAAGCTCTGCACAAACGTCACATAGCCGAACGACTGGAGATCCTGCAGCATGGTCAGCGTCTGGCGCACGCTCATGTTCGCGCCCAGATCCTGCATCATGGCGTGCATCTCAAAATCGTCCATGCGCTCAAACTGGGCCTCGTGGCCCTGGCGGATCAGCTTCAGCATGTTGCCGCGCCGCCGCTTCGTCTGGATCAATTCACGCTCCGTGCTCACTGGTCGCCCCCGCTTCCTTCAAATCGAGTGCCGTCTTCTCGTTGCCCAGCTTCGTGTGCAACCCCTTCACGCTGCTGGCCAGGGCGAGCAGCGCCGCGTCCGTCCGGTCGAACCGCTCGTACACGCCGCTGATTTCCTGCGCGGCATAGATCGAGAGCCGGCGCACTTCCTCGAATTGCTTACCGCCTTGCTCCGCCAGCCTGGTCAAAGCGTCGGCCGTCTTGGTCGAGGCGTCCGCCATGCGCCCGTTTGTTTCAGCCTGGTTCTGCACCGCGGCGGCAATTGAAGTAAAACTCTCCCTAACTGCCAACACAAGTCCGTCGAGCGACTTACTGCCGAAGATAACCAGCAACATACAAATCAGGAACGCGGGGCCCCAATCGTGCAGCAAAGTAAAAGATTGGGCCGGCTGGTTCTTCAGCACGTCGTAGGCGCCCAGGCAAATTGCCATGCCGGTCCCCCCGGCCGTCACTACCCCGATGTACCGGAGCCAGCCCTTCCGGAAACCGACCCGAAGCTCTCCCAGACCCGAGCCGCCCTGACCCATGCCGCCATCGCCCATTCCACCCGCCTCCACGCCCAAAATCCCAAATCCACAAAAATCGGGTTCCAAAAGTACAGATCCTCGATCTGTTGCCGGTTTCCCGCCCCACTTTGCCGGGTAGGAGCCGGTTTCTCCGGTTTTTCGACCTACCCACGCAGGATTCCGCCCCGGCGCCTCAGCGCGCCCGCCAGCGCGTTTTCGCTTTTACTTCCCCACTGGGGGCGAAGATTGCACCGCCTGGGCCACCGTCAGGTTGTCCGGCCGGTCCCACATCGCCTGGAACTTTCGCTCGAAGCCGGCGACCGCCGCCGCGTCCTGGGTAAACACCGCCGAATTGTCCTGGCGGCTCTCTCCCTGGATGCTGAAATTGGCCGAGCCGTCTCTGAGCAGCAGACCGTCCAGCTCATAACTCTTTAAGTGCATCAGCACCTTGGAGTACTTCACCCGGATGGAAATTCCCGGAAACCCGATAAGTTCCTTCAGTGGAATTCTGGCGCATGTTACATCCGCCCGGCACTCGGACTGTAACTCGCCCCGGTCGAGATAGATGCGGACGGTAACCTGCCGCGCGGCCAGAGCCTTCAACTCGTCGGCAATCGCCTGGTCGGTCAGCGAGAAGGCCGCAAAATCGACCGTCGCCTTAGCCGTCGAGAGCGCCTGCACATCCAGCTTCTCAAGGTCGGTCTCGGGCGAGTAGGAAGTCCCGCTCGGCGTCAGCGCCGCAACCGCCTGCGCATGGCACAGCGTGCCGCCATCGCAGCTCGCCATGAACCCGCCGATCGCGAAGAGCAGCGCGAGGAACGGAAACACCCTCTTCACGTCGATCCCGGCCTGCACTGCCGCGGCCTTGGCTTTCGCCACCAGATCCTGAGCCTTGTTCCGATCCGCTACGATCAGCTTCGTCAACTCGCGTTCCTTCGCCAGCTCCGCCTGCAGCCAGCCGTTGCCGTACTTGCCGCCCAGCAGAAACGCCACAATCAGCGCCGCCAGCGCTATGCACACAATTGCAAAAGTGATCATCCCAGTCTCCCTTATTGCCCAGGCGGCTTGTTCGCCGCCGTCCGGTTGTTGAACACATCCGCCGTCTTGTTAATGGCATACAGGCTGCCGGAGATACCTGTCACGAACATGCCCAGCGGCCCAAGCACCTGCCCCAGATCGCTCACAGTCACCGTACCGTGGATCTTCGACACCAAAGCCGTTACCCAACCCAGCGCGAATACCACCACAAGCCAGATGCACACGCGCGTGTTGCTCACCGTGCCATCGCTCTCACTGAACTGCGAGCGGAAGAAATCGCCGATTGCCTTCACCATTTGTGGGCCACCACGTAACCGACGCCCGCGCCGATACCTATAAACTTCAGCGCCGTCACCGTGCGCTTGATCCAGCTTCCGCCATTCGCCGCCGTCTTCCATTCCTTGGCTTCGGCGGTTGCGGCCGTCAGTTGCGTTTGTGTATCCACGGCTTCCTTGGTGCAGGCCGCGAGGCTGGCCACATTCTCCTGGCAGCCGATCTCCGCCGTCTGGATCGCCTGGAAATCCGCCGCCGGAATCACGAGCTGCTGCTGCGGCTTGGCGTCGCCGGCCGGGCTGGCCGGCAACGCGGGTCCGTTTCCCGCGGCCGGCACAGGCGCGGCCTGAATCACAATAGGCTGCGGCATGTTCGGGATCAGCTTCGAAGTGTCGAACACAATCGACTGCGGCGTCGCGGGCTTAGCGGCCTGCGCCTGCAATGCGGCCAGCGTCTGCTTCAGCTGGTCCGCAGTTGCGGTGGCATCGCTTTTCGCGGCGTCGGCAGTCTTCTGCTGCACGGCGGATGCGGTCTCAGCCTTGGTGCGTGCGTCGTGCTCTTGCAGCCATCCGTAGCCGCCCAGGCCAGTCAAAGCCAGCAGCACAGCCACAATCCCGGCAATCAATCCTCTCGATAGCGTCATACCCGCCCCTTCAATGCAACGCCCGCGTTGGCTGTCATCACCGCCTCGCGCACCTTCCGCAGCGCGGCTTGCTGATCGGCGCATGGCGGGCAGTTCGCCAGGATCACTTCAGCGAAGGTCCGCGCGCCATCGCGAAGCGCCTGGTAGTGTTCCAGATCGTTGCCGCCCGGTGCGTGGTAGCTGAACACGTCGGCGATGTTGTCACTGTTTACGCCCGCCATCAGGCCGCCTTCTCTTCCTCGGCCTGTGCCGCCGGGCCGCCGTCCGCTTCCGCGTGCCACAGCGCAAACTCCGCCTGCCGCCGCGCCTTCAGCGCCAGCACTTCTTTCAGGCCGGTGTGATCCCAGCGCAGCAACTGCTCCGCTGCCGCGTCGTAGTGGCCGGCATTCAATTCGATCAGCAGCGTGGACGCGCCCAGCCGCACCGCGCCCAGGTTGAAAACGAAATCCACCAGCGCGTCGAACTGGCCCTGAGTCAGCGAAACACGCACCAGGCGTTTTACAGATTGCTCCGCCTCGTGCACGTCGTCAGCCAGGATCGTCGCGCCAAACTCTTCGTCGATTCCAGTGGGAAAACTCTGCCCATGCAGCAGGCGATGGCCGTAGCCAATCGTCGGAATCCCCACCACGTCCAGGTAGACCTTGGCGCGAAAGCCTTCGCTCCGCTTCAGCAGGGCCAGCCCGGCCGCGCTCAATGTCTTGTCGTCATTCATCCGCGCATGCCTCAATCCAATCGAGGCCGGCGGCTGCAAAGCCCAACGCGTTACTTGGCGCGCAGGCACGGGCAACCGCACGGACACTCTGCTCTGGCTCTCCGCCATGCTCCTTTCGGATATTTGGCGGGTCGCAACCATACTGGTCTTAGATTGAGTTTAGG